ACGGCACGGACGGGGAAACGAAAGACAAGGAACTGTTCGTAGCCAACGAACAGACGATTCTCGCCGCTGCCCTGGCATCGGGGGCGACCTCACTGCAGCTTTCCGCTTTCCGGTCGTGCGTCCGGTGCGGGGCCGAGATCTTCCCGCGCGACGGTGAATGGATCGCCCAGGCTCCCACCGTGAAGGACCTCCGCGGCCACTGGATCTCGCAACTCAACTCGCTTTACGTCGACCCGACCGTGATCCTCAACGAGTACGAGCGGATCTCGGAGCTCACGCCCGGCGAGCGCCAGGTCTTTTACAACTCGAAGCTCGCGATGGCCTACGTCGACGCGGCCAACCGGATCAAGCCCTCGGATCTATGGGCTTGCACGAGCGCGGATCCGATGGACACACGCCACCCTGGGCCGGCCGCGATGGGCGTCGACGTCGGCTCCTGGCTCCACGTTGTCATCGGCTACAAGCCGGCCCCGGGCGTCGTCAAGGTCTGCTACGCCGGCCGCCACAAGGATTGGAACGAACTGCGCGACCTGGGGATCCGCTTCGCCGTCGATTGTTGCGTGATCGACATGGAGCCCGAGATCCACAAGGCCCGGGAATTCCAACGCGGCCAAGCCTTCCCGGTCTTTCTGTGCGACTACCAGGTCCATCAGCGGGGCGACGCCCGTTGGAACCTGGACGAGCGCCAGGTCGTCATAAACCGGACGGAGATCCTGGACCGCGTCCACACGGCCGCCACGACCTCGGGCCGGTTCATCCTTCCGCGGCGCTCCCAGGAGCTCGAGCAATACGTCCTGGAGATGTGCAACCTGGTCAAGGTCCTGGTCGAGAACAAGGACGGCTCGAAGGCCTACGAGTACAAGCAGGTTGGCCCGGACCACTACCGGCACGCGACGGCTTACCTGTTGCTCGGCCTGGAGCGCGTTTCCGTCTATCAGCCGGCCCCGCTGTTCGGCGACGCGGGGAATAGGGCGCCGGCCTTCGCGCAGACCGATTACAACCCGTTCGGCTACGAGGCGCCTCGCGGCTACGGCGGCCAGGCGATCATCGACTACAACCCATTCGAACGCTAGGAGGTCAAGGATCATGGGAAGTGTCGCAAGAAGCATTACGAAACCCTTTGAATGGCTCGGGGAAGCGGCGAAAGGCCTCGGCGGGATCCTGACGCCGAAGATGCCGGAGGTCCCCAATATCGAGGCGACGCCGGCGGCGACGCCGGCGGCGGAGCCGGCCGGTCCCGGGGCCTCCGCGAGCGAATCGAGCGAGGCGCAAAATGAACGGCTCCGGATCCTGGCGGCGAAGGCCAAGAAAAAGACCCGGACCATGCTCACGAGCGCCCAGGGCGTCACGGAAGCCGCCGGCGCGGTGAAGAAGAAACTTTTGGGGGAATAACATGAATTTATCCGGCAACTTACCGGCATCCAACGTGACGGGGAAAGGGAAGAAATACGAGGGGAAATCATACAAGGCCCTTTGGATTCCTTCTCACCCAAACGCCAGAAAGTCGTCCGGGTCGATCGACGAACATCGTTACATGGCCGCGAAGGCTCTCGGAAAGTCGCTTCCTGATGGCTCCGTCGTCCATCACCACAACGGAAAGGTGCGGGGCGGGGATTTGGTCATTTGCCAGGACAATGCCTATCACAAGCTCTTGCATCGCCGGCAAAGGGCCTACGAGGCGACCGGAGATCCTCGGAAAAGGAAGTGCCCGTTCTGCAAGGCCTGGGACGATCCCGAAAACATGAGGGAAACGTATAACGGATCGCATGAACACCCGGAGTGTCGGAACGAATACAACCGTAGCCGAAACAAGGGGGCGAAGTGATGCAAAACAGCGGCGAGGATATCGTCCGGAGATTCGAGAAGCTCGACGCCGATCGGGGGACCTACAAGGCCCACATCCAGGAGATCGCGGAATACATGATCCCGGTCAAGGCCACGGTCACGACCCAGGGAACCCTCGGCGCGAAACGGAGCTCCAGGATCTTCGACGGGACGGCCACGAAGGCCCTCCGGATCTTCGCCAACGGCCTCTATGGCCACATGACGAGCCCGGGGGCGCCCTGGTTCGAGCTCACGACGAAGGACAAGGCCCTGGCCCGGATGCCGGCCGTCAAGGCCTGGCTCCGCGATACCTCGCAGAGGATGCGCGACGCGCTGAGCGCCTCGAATTTCGGGATGGGGATCCACGAGGTCTATACCGATCTCGGGTGGTGCGGCACGGGAAACATCTTCGTCACGGAGGGGACCCGGCGGCCGCTCAACTTCGTGACGTTCAACATCGGCCGCGTCTGCCTGGACGAGAACGCCGAGGGCGTCGTCGACGCGGTCTATCGCCTCGAGCCCTACACGGTCCGGCAGATCGTCCAGACCTGGGGAAAGAAGGCCTCGAAGAAGATCCAGGACGCGGCCACAAAGAGCCCGGACGAGAAGCACGACGTCATCCACGCGGTTTTCCCGCGCCAGGACGTCGAGCTCTTTTACGACAAGCAAAGCAAGCTCCGCCGGCTCAAATGGGGCCGCGAGAATATGCCGATCGCCTCGCTCTACGTCGAGCGGGAATCGAAGAACGTCCTCGAGGTCGGCGGCTATCTCGAAATGCCCTACATGACGCCGCGATGGCTCCGGGACTCCGAGGAGATCAACGGCCGCGGCCCCGGCATGGACGCCCTGGCCGACGTTAAGATGCTCAACGAAATGAGCAAGACCGACATCAAGGCCATGCAGAAGATCGCGGACCCGCCGCTCCTGGTCCCGGACGAAATGAGGCTCTCGCCGATGCGCCTCACGCCCGGAGGGCTCAACTACTACAAGCCCGGTCCCGGGGAAGGTCCGCGGCCGCTCTACGTCCCGGATCGGATCCAGGTCAATCTCGAGTACGAGAACCAACGGCGCCAGGCGATCAACGATTGCTTTTTCGTCGACCTGTTCACGCTCCTGGCCTCTCGCGACAAGAACATGACGGCAACGGAGGTCCTCGAGCTCGCCGAGGAGAAACTCGCGCTCCTGGGGCCGGCCCTGGGGCGCCTCCAGGTCGAGCTCTACGATCCGCTCCTCTCGCGGGTGTTCTGGATCCTCTACCGCGCCGGCTACCTGGCGCCGGTCCCGGAGGAGCTCCGCGACGAGGGGATCGAGGTCGACTATATCTCGAAGCTCGCCATGGCCATGAGGGCCTTCGAAACGAAGGCGGCCCAGGGGGCGCTCACGTTCACCGGGACCCTGGTCCAGGCGACCCAGGATCAGAGCGCCTGGGACGTCTACGACCTGGACAAGATCAACCGCGGGGTCGCCGAGCGGTACGGGACGCCCCAGGAATGGCTCCGGCCCGAGAGCGAGGTCCGGAAGCTCCGCGAGGAGCGCCAGGCGGCGGCCGAGAAGGTGGCCCAGGAGCAAGGCATGAGGGACCTGGCGGCCGCGGTCCCGGTCGAGAAGAAGGTCGAGGACGGCTCGCTCCTGGACCAGGTCATTCAAGGAGGGAAGGCAAGTGCTCAAGTGTAACCTCTACGAGGATCTCGCGCCGGCCAGGGGAATTCTCCTGGGCGCCCTGGCGAGCGTCGTCCTTTGGGCGCTGATCGCCTGGGCCTGGTGGGGGTGAAGATGGGGATCCGGAGCATATTCACCTGGATCGGGCAATTCCACAAGGACCCGGAGATCCGGCAGAAGCAGATCGCCCAGGCCTACCGGGACACGTTCGCCGGCGACGCCGGCAAGATGGTCCTGGACGACCTGGCGAATCAGTTTTGCTTTTTGGATCCCACCTATCGCGGCGATGCCCAGGAGGCGCTTTTCCTCGAGGGCTCGCGGAACGTCGTCCTCTACATCCTCGGCATGGTCCAGGATGCGGAAAATAACATCATCAAGGAGGTCGTAAAGCATGAGTAACGGATCCGGCAATCCGGGCAATCCAGGCGGCGAAGGGCAGGGCGCCCAGGGCGGAGGAGCCCAGGGCGCAGCCCAGGGCGCGAATTGGCGCGAGATGATCCCGGCCGAGCTCGCCCAGGACCCGAGCCTCGCGAGCATCAAGGATTTCCCTTCCCTGGTGAAGGGCTACATTTCCGCACAGAGCATGATCGGGGCCGAAAAGATCGCTCTGCCGGCCGGCAAGAACGACACGCCGGAATATTGGAGCCAGGTCTTTGACAAGCTCGGCCGGCCGAAGGATCCCGACGGCTATCAGGTCAAGCTCCCGGGCGAGGACAAGATCCCGAAGGGGATCCAGGTCAACGAGGAGCGCCTCAAGGGGTTCAAGACCCTGGCGCACGAGGTCGGGCTTCTTCCGGGCCAGGTCCAGAAGCTCATTGATTGGCACATGGGCGAGGTCCTCCGGGACTACCAGGCCTTTTCCGCGGACAGCGAGAAGGCCTACGAGGCCGGCGTCGCGGCCATGCGCGAGAGGTTCGGGGCGAAGGCCGACGAAATGGTCGATGTTGCCAACCGCGTCCTCAAGACCTTTGGCGGCTCTCCGGAGGAGGTCGCGCTGATCTCCGAGAAGTACGGAAACGACCCGCTGATTACGGGGCTCCTGGCTCAGATCGGGGCCTCGATGCGCGAGAGCTCCCTGGTGCGCGGTGAGCGGCCGAGCTTCGACATGAACGCCGGCGACGCGAAGGTGAAGAAGCAGGACATTTTAACGAACAAGCAAAACCCGCTCAACGAGGCGTACTTCAACAAGCGTCACCCGCGGCACGACGAGGCCGTGAAGGAAGTGACGCGACTCAATGAAGTGATCTCGTCGGGCGGCTGATACGCCCCAGGGCGCCCGGGGGCCGATAACCAGGTTCCTACTCCTCCTTTCCTGGCCGGCCCCGGGCTCCCGCTCTCTCCCACATATCCGGGCAATCCTCCTCTCGGGGATCCGGGCCGCGAAGATGGTTGATGCGATCCGGTTTCGGGCAATCGCGAAAGAGAAATCTTGAACGGTTCAACGAGTAAAAACCAACCCCTTTCACAGAGGAGGATCATTCCATGAGCTTTGAAATCACGACCGCAATGGTGCAGCAGTACAACGACAACGTGGTCCTGTTGCAGCAGCAGAAGCCCTCTCGCCTTCGTCCCTGCGTCCGCGAGGAAGGCGTCCAGGGGGAATATGGGTTCTTCGATCAGATCGACCAGACCGCCGCGCAGAAGCGGACTCAGCGCCACGGGGACACGCCGCTGATCTCGACGCCCCACGTTCGCCGGCGCGTCGCTCCGACGCCCTTCGATTGGGCGGACCTGATCGACAACTTCGACCGGCCGACCCTCATCACCGACCCGACCTCGAAGTACGCGGTCAACGCGGTCGCGGCCATGAATCGCTCGATCGACGACGAGATCATCGCCGCGGCCCTGGCGACGGCCTACGGCGGCCGGGACGGTACGACGACCTATGCCTTCCCGACCTCGACCCACCAGATCGTCCACGGATCGGCGGGGCTCACCCTGGCGAAGCTCCTCCAGGCGAAGGAGATCCTCGACTCCTACGAGAACGATCCGGACGAGCCGCGCTTCCTTGCGTTGAGCGCGAAACAGGTCACGACCCTTCTCAACACGACGGAGGTCAAATCCGCCGACTACAACACGGTCAAGGCCCTGGCCGCCGGCCAGATCGACACGTTCCTGGGGTTCAAATTCATCCGGACCGAGCGGCTCCAGAAGGTTTCGACGACCCGCTCCTGCCTGGCCTGGAGCCAGAACTCGATTCTCCTGGGGATCGGGACGGATATCATCACCCGCGTTTCCGAGCGAGCCGACAAGAACTACGCGACGCAGGTTTACGTCGGGATGTTCATCGGCGCGACCCGGATGGACGAGAAGGGCGTCGTCGAGATCCAGGCGACCGAAACCTAATCAATCAACCCGGGGATCCTCCGGGATCCCCTTCACAGTAACACAGGAGGATTTTCAAGATGCCGAATGGAAGCAACTACGCGAAATTCATCGCCCCGACCATGAGGACCCTCATGGGGGCCGAGTACGGCGGCAAGGTCCGCGCCTCCTACGACGAATTCACGTTCGCCGGCGAGGACGCGGGGACCCTTGTCAATATGGGCGTCCTCAAGAAGGGCGAGGTTTTCCTCGGCGCCCTTCTCATCGCGGCCGCCCTGGGCTCCGGCGTCACGGTGCAGCTTGGCGACTCCGTCGACGACGACCGCTTTATCGCGGCCACCGTCTGCACTTCGGCCGTCGAGGCCTTCAAGGGCAAGACGGACGGCGTGGGCTACAAGGCCACGGCCGACACGCCCCTGGTCCTCAAGACCGGCGTCGCCGCCGCGACCGGCAAGGTGCAACTCGTCATCTTCAAGGCCGTTT